CGCCCAACTCCTGCAAGTGATCGCGCACGGCGGATTCCAGCGCCACGTGCATGGCGTGTGAATCGATGCCGAGCTTGGATGCCATCTGTGCCGAGATGCGCGCGGGCCAATTGAGCCACGCATCGCGTTCCGACCGCCCCAATGCAAAAACGTGCGCGATAGCCTGCGGTCGATCCACCAGTTCGCCCTTGAGGCGGGCCAAACGCACCTTGTTCGTCTGCGCCTTGACCACCTCGTTGACGGTGCGCGCCTGAAGCAGCGACGTGCCGCCCGAGGGCAGCGCGGCGGTCTGCTCCCCGGCGCTCTCCCGTACCGCGACGCTCTCTGCGCGCTGTTGCGTTCCCTTTTTTGGGGTGTCCGTGTTGCGTGCCCACTCGCGGTCGGCACGGTCGACGTCGATGGTGCCGTCAGCCTCGGGCGTTACCCGACCGGCACGAATCGCCTTGTGCACGGCGGTGTCAGTGACCCCACGGTGACGGGCGTAAGCGCGTATCGAAATTCCCATCGGCCTCTTCAATCATTTGTTCGTGGGTTCAGCTTGGCTTCCATCTGGAACAGCGCGTTCATCACATCACCATCAACCACCTCGAAGGAGCATCAAATGACCACCACCCAACTCACCGCCAGCCAGCACGCAGTCCTTGCCCACGCCATTCACCACGGCGACGGAAAACTCGACTGGTTCCCGGACAACATCAAAGGCGGTGCACGCAAGAAAGTCCTCGACGGACTGTTCAACCGCGCCCTCATCACCACCAACGGCAGCGACTGGTTCGTCGCCGCCGAGGGCTACGACGCCCTTGGTTGCGCGCGTCCAGCGCCAGCGCCCTTGGCCACAGACCCCGAGATCGAGGCCGCCGTGACGGCCGCAGAGGCCACGTGGGCGCAAGAGCGCACCGACACCAAACCCCGCACCCGCGAAAACAGCAAGCAAGCCACCGTAATCCAGATGCTGCGGCGTCCCGAGGGCGCAACGGTGCGTCAGATCTGCGAAACCACCGGCTGGCAAGCGCACACCGTGCGCGGCACTTTCGCCGGAGCCTTCAAGAAAAAACTTGGGCTCGCCATCCTCTCGGACAAGACCGACGGCGGCGAGCGCGTGTACCGGATCGCGTGATCCAGAAAGATTGAAATTGAAGCCAACAACGCTTGGCTTCTCAATCGAACAGCGCGTTACTACGGGTGTCGCAACGATCAACCCCAAGGAGCCAACGATGACCACCACCAACCAAATCCCCGCCACCCAGAACAAAGACTGGGGCTTTTGGGGCACGATGAACGAGAACGCCCAAGCCGCCTGGCCCGTCACGATGACCGCGATTTCGGACGCCACCAACCAGCCCCTCGAATCGGTCAGGGTCTTCCTCGACAGTCGTCACGGGCGGCATTTTGCAGACGGCGTCCTCAACCAGATGCTGGTCGGCAACAACGTCGAGCAAGCGATCCACGCGGCGGTTGCCCGGTGGATGGGCTGGACGATTGGCCGAGTGACCTCCCGCGACTACGGCATCCCTCGCGGCCTGCCCTACCTGACTGGCTTTGTGATCCACTGCGAGATCGCCGAAGAAGCACTGGCTGCCTGAGGAGCAAGACATGGCCGCCATCACCACCACACGTGACGTCGAAGCCGACTACGACCGATTCGTCGCCGAACTGACCGCGCTCACCCGCAAGTACGGGGTGGCGATTCAGTCAGTCGGCGGCGTCATCCTCGCCGACCAGGCCAGCGAGTTCCACGATGTCAGTTACGTCGCCGACATCAGTAGTGGCGACCTCTACCCGAATTTCCCCGAGTCCTGACAGATCGTCGAAGGCCATCCCGTCCGACTGGCGGGTGGCCTGCTTGCCCGTCCAGTCCTGCCAGCGGCGCACGATCACATCGACGTACTTGGGGTCGAGTTCGATCAAGCGCGCCAGCCGTCCTGATTTCTCGGCGGCGATCAGCGTCGTGCCGGAGCCACCGAAGGGGTCGAGCACCACATTGCCCGGGCGACTCGAATTGCGAATCGCACGCTCCACCAGTTCCACCGGTTTCATCGTCGGGTGCAGATCGTTCTTGTGCGGTTTTTTGATTTGCCAGACGTCGCTCTGGTCGCGATCCCCGCACCAATGGCGCGTTGCGCCTTCTGGCCACCCGTAGAGGATGGGCTCGTACTGGCGCTGGTAGTCAGAGCGGCCCAGTGTGAAGGTGTTCTTGGCCCAGATGATAAAAGTCGACCACTTGCCGCCTGCTTCCCGGAACGCGGACTGAAGTACATCCAGTTCGCTGGAGGACATCGCCACGTAGATGCCGCCCCGGCAGCTCGCGATGGTCGGCGTCAACGCCGCCAGCAGGAAATCGTAGAAGCCATCCCCGAGGTTGTCGTTCAGGATCGCGCGATTGGTGCCGCGCATCTTGTCCTTGGCCGTGTTGGCGTAGTTCACGTTGTACGGCGGGTCGGTGAATACCATGTCCACCTGCTCGCCCTGGAGTAGCGGCTCGAAGCACTCTGCTTTTGTTGAGTCGCCACACAGCAGTCGGTGGCCACCCAGCAACCAGACATCGCCCGGACGGGAAATCGGTGTCTCGGTAATCTCTGGCACGGCATCGTCGTCAGTCTCACCGTCACCGTTGCCATCCTCATCCGCCAACAAATCGGCCAGCGCATCCGCGTCGAAGCCGGTCAGCGACACATCGAAGTCGTCGTCCTGCAGCGTTACCAATTCGATGCGCAGCATCGCTTCGTCCCAGCCTGCGTTCTCGGCGATCCGGTTGTCAGCAATCACCAGCGCACGCCGCTGAGTCGGGCTCAGGTGCTCCAGCACCACGACCGGCACCAGTGCCAGTCCGAGCTTGTGGGCGGCGGCCAGCCGTCCGTGACCGGCGACGATCACGCCATCGGCCCCGGCCAGAATCGGGTTGGTGAAACCAAACTCGGCAATCGAGGCAGCAATCTGCGCGACCTGTTCATCCGAGTGCGTCCGCGCATTGCGGGCGTAGGGCAGCAGTTTGGCGGTCGGCCACTGCTCGATTTTGTCGGCAAGCCACGATGCGCTCATGGCGACACCGCCGCGCCTGCCAGTCGTTCGGCGGCCACGGCCTCAAAGGTCTGGCCCACATTTTCTCCATCGCCCAGCAGCGTCACCGGCACGTCCGGAAAATTCTGCTGGAAGCGTTTGACCGCGACGTCCACGTATTCGGGGGCGATCTCAACCGCGCGGCACCGGCGACTGGTGCGCTCGGCAGCCAGCATCGTCGTACCACTACCGCCGAACGGCTCGAACACAATGTCGCCGCTGTCCGAGTAGGCGTCGAGAATGAACTCCGGCAGCGCCACCGGGAATACGGCGGGGTGGTCGATGTCCTGACCGATCTTGCCCTTGTGCCGCATCACGCGGATCACCGAGTCGGGAATCCGCTTGTCCTGCGTCGGCTGGCCTGCGTGTGTCCAGCCGCCAACCTCGCCATCCTTGCCACGCATCGCTGTCGACGAGCCATCGGCGCGCAGATGTGAATCCTGTCCCGCGTGCTTGCAGGGCACGATCTTGTTGGGCTTGCGGCTCTGCCGGTTGAAGTGGAAAACGAATTCGAAGCTCGGGGCCAACCGTCCTGACCAGTCGCCGGGCATCCCCGGCCCCTGATCCCAGACGTACCACGCGAAACGCCGCCAACCCTGGGTGCGCATCCACCCGAGCCAGCCGTCCCAATACGGGATGACTTCGTTGTCGTGATGGATCAGCCCGAGGTTGATCAGCACCTGCGCGTCGTCGGCCACCGGCAGGCGCGCGAACACGCCGCGCATCAGGCCATCCCAATCGGTGATGCCACCACTGGCGTAGTCGCGCTGGTTGCCGTAGGGCGGCGAGGTGAAGCAGAGCTTGGCCTGCTCGCCCAGCATCAGACTGGCGATCACGGAAGATTCGGCGGCATCGCCGCAGATCAGCCGGTGCTGACCCAATGACCAGACATCACCAGGGCGAGACACCGGGATCGCCGGGGTGTCCGGTACGTCGTCGGCAGCATCGGGCGCGTCGGCGTCCTGCTCCTGGTCGCCATCACCGAGGTCGTCGGCCAGCAAGGCTTCGATTTCGGCATCCTCAAACCCGGTGAGCGCGAGGTCGTACCCGGCCTCGGACAACTCGGCCAGTTCCAGCGCCAGCATCGCGTCGTCCCATCCGGCATCCAGCGCGAGGCGGTTGTCGGAGATCACGTAGGCACGCTTTTGCGTCGGCGACAGATGCGCCAGTTCAATCACCGGCACCTCGGACAGGCCCAGCTTGCGCGCGGCAGCGAGCCGACCGTGGCCAGCGATGATGCCGTTGTCGCCATCCACCAGCACCGGATTTGTCCAGCCGTACTCGACGATGCTGGCGGCGATCTTGGCCACCTGCTCGTCGGTATGGGTACGAGGATTCCGGGCGTAGGGAATCAGCGCCTCGACCTTGCGGTACTCGACGTTGAGCATATTCCGTTCGTGTCTCTCAAAAAGAAGCGGCCCGGACGGGTAAGGAGGGAACCCCGTCGCGGGCCGCGAGCGTCGCTGCTGCGTTGAAATGAAAAAACCGGCCGACGTTCAGAGCGTGGGCGGGTTCGTAATGCATGCTGGATGGTGGCGGGGTGCAAACTGCAAACCCTGCAAACCTCGGTTTGCAGTCGGACGCTAGCGCAATGCCGCGCTCGCGCCCCCCGCATACGATATTGGAAAGGAAGGACCCCTTTTGCCTTGGGTCACTTCCTTTATCGTCACCGCTGTCCCGAAGATAGCCGAAATACTACCCCCAAACCGCTCGTTTTGTTGCACGACCAAACAGCGTCAAAAGGGACAAACGGGGCAAAGCGAGGACAAACGCGGCAAGCATTACCCGACGTTGCTCACGATTTTGGAAGGCGAGCAACGACCTTCACTGTTGAGATTGGTCGCCACGATCTCCAGCGCCTTCTGCCAGCGTCGCCACGCTGTGGTGCGGTCGCAGGCAAAGCGGATCGTGATGTCACGCCATCCGTAACGCTTGGCCCGCATCCACACGAGGTGACGTTGCTCGACCTCAAGCCATTGCACCCAGCGCATCGCCTCCAGCATCCGTTCGATGTCGACGGGGCTGGGTGGGAACGGTCGGTACTCACGGGCGTCGGATGAGAAGGCTTCCCACTCCGTGCGCACGAAGGCAGGCCACGTGTTGAAGTAGCCCTGCACACGGACAGGGGGCAGGCGTTGGCCAGTGAAAGCAGCATCCTCGAAGCGTACTGCCACGTCATCTATCGTCCACTCAGTCATGGCGCGCTCCTCCGTACAGGCGTTCGCCAATGCGGCGCACGATCTCGCGCTCGATGAAGTCCAGTCGCTCGTCGGACTCGTTGACCACCAGGATGTGCTGGTCACGCCAGCCGTTGCGTTTTATCGCATCCATATCCGTGGTGTCTGATTGCAGCCGACCCAAGGGGCAGCGGTATTGAGGTGTTGGAACCTTCATGTCACACCTCCTGCGTCTCGATAGCCCAGTGCAGCAGTGCCAGGGCATCGGCTTCGTTGTCGTCACAAGGTGTGTGACCACGCAACTGGACGGAGGCGATCATCTCGTCCTTGCCTGCATTGCCTTTGCCAGTCGCGTGCTTCTTGATCGTGCCGACCGGAACTCCCTGGTACGGGATGTTGTGATGCTCGCACCACGCGGTCAGATGGCCCATGAAACCGCCGTAGACGTGGGCGGCATCGACGCCCGCGTGGCGTCGTACTTCCTCGAAATACACCGCGTTGATGTGGCCACTGGTGGTCAGCAGTTCGGCCAGCCAGCGCTTGAATCGCAGGAAGCGCATTCCGCCGCCTTCAAATCGCTGCGGCTTGAAATGCTCGGTGCCACTGGTGATGGTGCTGTCCAGTTGGTGCAGTGCCCAGCCGGTGTGCGTGCCCAGATCAAGGGCAAGAATGGTGCTGTTGGTTGTCGTGTTCATCGTCATTGCTCCTGAATTTTTGGGGCGAGTGACGGATGTGACGGATTCTCCGTATAACTCTCTACACGTGTGCGCGTACGTACGCAGGCAAAGAGAAGTATCCGGCAAACCCGTCACATCCGTCACTCGACGGTTTTGCTGGTCAGTCATCGCGGTACGGATAGCTGGCGTTGTAGGGCTTGGGTCTGAGGGACAGCCCCGTCAAACCGCGCACGCCACCGGTCTGTCGGCACTTCTCGAACTTGCGGGTCGCCATCAGTTCAGAGAAGCGCTTCACCGACCCGACGAATTCGCCCGCGCGTTCGGCCCACTCACGCCAGTCGGAAAACAGATCGGACACGCCTTCGCGGCTGGTCTTGGCCAGCAGGCAGCGTTCTTCGATCCACTGCCCGAGCGCGTCCTCGGCCTCGAAATACTCCTCCGTCGCCGACACCACGCTGGCAGGCGGTTTCAGCCCTTGCTGTTGCCAGCGGCTGCACCCCTCGACCGCCCACGCCAAAATGCCGTCACGCTCCTTGAGCAGCTTGTCGGTGAGCCTGCCGTCCCGCTTTTCGGGCGGAATGGTGACCGTGAACGGGATCAGGTGCAGACGACGCTTCATCGCCTCGTCCACATTGCGGATCGATGGCTTGTGGTTGCCCGCAATCACCAACTTGAACTGGGGCACGTACTCAAAGAAGTCCTGGCGCATGAAGCGCGCCGACACCTTGTCGCCGCCAGTGATCGCCTTGACCTTGGACTCGTTCCAGCGCCGCCCTTGCTCGGTTTCGATGGACGACACGAAGCGTGCGCCACGCAGTCCGGCCAGATCGGTGGGATGCCGGTCGTTGCGCGCGTCCATGAACGTGTCCATCGGCGCATTGGCCGCGTAATCACCGAGGATCGTGGTGATGACATTGACGAACACCGACTTGCCATTCGCGCCGGTGCCGTACAGGAAAAACAGCGCGTGCTCGCTGGTGATCCCGGTCAGGCAATAGCCCACCATCAGTTGCAGGTAGGCGATCAGATCGGCATCGCCACCGGTAACGTCGGTCAGAAACCCATGCCACGTTGGACAGTCGCCCTTGGGGGTGGCCGTGCTGACCTTGGTCATTCGGTCGTCACGCCGGTGCTCGCGCATCCGGCCTGTGCGCAGATCGACCACGCCACCCGGGGTGTTGAGCACCCACGTATCGGCATCCCATTCCTCGGCACTGGACGCGTGCTTCGGATCGGATCGGGCGATTTTCTCGACCGCCGAGATGGTCGACGAGCTGGCGAGCTTGGCTTTCTGCCTTGGACTGTCTGCCTTGAGCGATGCATTGCGGCAGATGCCCCGGGCCAGATGCGAGACGTAAAGCATCTGATCGGCATTCCAGCGCACGCCCGTCCAAACCAGCCACTTGCCCCACAGCGCGCAGTAGCGCCAGTCCTGACCATAGCGGCGGGTGAAGGCGGTCGACAGTCCGTCCTCGGTACTCCAGTCGATGCCCGTCAGTAAATCCGGCGGCGCAATCTCCTCGACGGAGCGCATTACCGGCATCCGCTCGCCAACGGCAAGAAAACCAGCCACGTCAAAGCCATCGGGAATGGCGTCCGCAGCGTCCCAGCCTTCGGGCCGGTCATCGGGTGGAATGAGGATGGCGACCGTGGTCGCACCGGCGTGCAAGATCGCCTGCGAAGCGCGGTCGGCGTAGTCCCAGCCCGGTGCGTCTCGATCCGGCCAGATCAGCACTGACTTGCCAGCCAGCGGTTGCCAGTCAGTTTTATCGACCGGAGCGTTTGCGCCGTGCATTGCGGTGGTCGCCACCACACCGGCATCGATCAGCGCCTGCGCGCACTTCTCGCCTTCGACCAGGACGATGTGGCTGGCGGCCACCAAACCCGGCTGGTTGTACAAAGGGCGTGGCTCGGGAGGTGCCATCTTGCGGCGCTTGGCGTCCCACGGCCGGAATTCCTTTTTCCGGCCCGGTGGGTCGTAGCGGTAGACAACCGCGATCAGTTTGCCAGTGGCATCAAAATAGTCCCACTTGGCGGTCGCTGGGCCGAGATCGTCGGACGGAGGAGCTGCCTTGGCTTTGCGCACCGGTGTTGACCGCGCACGTCCAAGCAGATCGCTGGCTTCCTGCAGCACCCGAGGGAAGTCGGCATGGATGCTGGCTCCGAGGTAGGCTGCAATCAAATCGAAGATGTCGCCGCCGTCGCCGGTCGCGCGATCCGTCCAGAGTCCGGCCTTGTCGCCGGTCAGCACCACCTCGAGGCTGTCGCCGGGACTGCCCAGCACGTCCCCGATGAGAAACTTGCCCTGGCGCTTCTTGCCCGCCGGGAACATCGTGGTCAACACCGACTCCAGTCGCGCGATCAGTTCCGCGCGAATCTCGTCGCGTTCGGCATCGCGGTTTTCGGTGGGCAGGGAGATGTCGTTGAAGTCGATCATTCGGCTCCCTCGTCTGGCGTCTTGCTTGCATCGCGGCCCTGCGGCGCTCTGCTGCTGGCCGCCCATGCGGAAAGCTCGGACATCCGGTAGCGCACCAAGCCGCCGAGCAGGTAATGCGGGATGCGGTACTTGCTGCGCATCGTTTGATCGGCAAACCAGTAGTACGGCAGGCTCAGTGCGGCCGCCGCCTGCTTGGCGTCGATCATCGGTTCGTCGTCGGCAATGCCTGTGTTGTGGTTGTTCATGATTGCGTTCTCCAGCAGCGGTCTTGCCACGCGCACATCCGGCATTCGAAGTGGGTCTGGTCAGCGAAGGCGCGCGGCAGGAGTTCTGCTGCCTCGGTCGCTGTGATCACCTTCACCGCCCGATCCGACATGCGTTGGGCAAGGGCTGCGTCAAAGGGGACGAGCTCGACGTAGATATCCATCGTGTCGGCGTTCACCGCCGTGAAAATCGCCGGGTGCTCGTGTAGTTCGAGATAGGCCTGATACAGCGCGACTTGCGCCGCGTAGACAGGCTTGGAAATGGCGAGCCGGTTTTTCTCCAGATCGCGCCAGGACTTCGAGCCGAGGCACTTGTTTTCCCAAAGAGCCGGGTAGGCGAAGCCATCGGGACCACCGACGAACACGCCGTCGATGTGGCCCTGCAGGCGTCCGTCAGCCACCGAGAAACCGAACTGCTCGCCGTCGGCCTTGTGTGTGCGCAGATCGAAGCCCGCATCCCGCAGCCATCCGACCATGCACTCTTCGTTGACGTGGCCACGCTCAAAGATGCGCAATATCCGACCCTGCACGTCGCGCCCGTAGTCGACCGGTGCTTGCGCAAACTCGTACTGCAGCGCGCGTTCGCAAGCCACGCCCAACCGGGATGCGCCAAGGTAGTGGCGCACCGATTGCCGGGCACGCGCTCGCTGCAGACCGGTATCGACCAACACGCTGATTTGCCCGGATACGCTTGCCGTGGAATTGAAGTCCATCATGGCTTCGTCTCCCACGGCAGATCGTCCTCAAGATCGGCAAACGGGTTCGCCAAGGGATCGGGCGTCGGAGGCATGCCGCGCACCGGCGGAAACTTGGTCGCCTCGTGATGCTCGACCATTGCCTCGGTGTAGCGGGTGACGATGGCGTCGATAACCCGCAGCGCTTCGGCTTCCGAGTAATCCCCGAGCGGTTTCGTGAAGCCGATTTCGCCAGCCGCTTCACCGAATGCCTTCAGGCACTTTTTCATCGAGGCGTTCTCGATATCAGAGGGATCGATCATCACGACCTCCCTGCGCTTGCCCGGCTCGTCCTTGGCTTTGAGCCAGTTGCCGTACATCGCGTGAAAGACGTTCTGGCAGCGCTGCGAGCAGAACACCCAGTCGATGGGGTAGCGGCGGGGATTGCCGACACCGTGTTGGTTGTCGGTGTGACCGAATCCCCGTGCCTGACGTGTGCAGACCCAGCATTTCACGCCACCTCCTCAAACTCGTCGATCAACAGGCCGAGCTGCAGCGCGCCGCCCGCGAAGGCGGCCTCGCAACGCCTGCTGAAGTCGCGGTAGTTGGTCGAGCAGCGCGCAATCGCCGTCACCGAATGAATCTGCTGCTCCAGCCGCGTCAGCCCTTTGTCGGTCAGCCACTGGTGGTGCTTGTCCGAGATGCGCTTGCGACTGCGAATCTCATCGAGCAACTCCTCCGGCAACACCGGCCCGTAGACCCAGCGCTGCGTGATCTGGCCAAGGACGTGGGGCGGGTTCTGGGCGTGGCCCTGGTACTTCCAGCCAAACAAACGGTAGATGGCGCGGTAGTAGTCGGCGTGAAAGCGCCGTTCCCACGAGCCGCTGGACTGGCGCAGCAGCTTGGCAATCAAGTCCTGCAATGCGTCGGGCGCACGGTGGAACTGGTAGCCCGTTGCCTCGTCGATCAGCGCGACCTCGCCGGTGGTGGCCAGCGCGTGCATGATCTTCATGCAGTTGGGGACGATCCCCTTGCGTGCCTTGTGCAGCGTCCCGGTCAGCGCAGCATTGACAACGGCAGATGCGAGGTCAGCGATGATCCCGGCCGGAAAGAACTGTGTTTGTCGGCCGGACGGCAACAAAATCGGCTCACGAGTTTTTTCCAATTGCGACAAGGAGTTAGGCGCAAAATCGGTGAGGAACCGGGCGAATCGGCCACCCTTGTGGCCTTCGTGGAAGCCGAGCAATTTGGCAAGCTGGCGGCGCACGTAGCCGCGCTCGCCACCCTTGAGGACAACCGCCTCGCATTCCAGATCGCCGAAATGGACGACGCCGTAGTGGCTGGCAGTGAGAATGTGTGCGTTCATGGCCATTCTCCTTACTGCGCCCATGACGGTTTGCCCGTCACGGGTGCGCGTTGTGGAGCAGCAGCGGGAGCCTGATACACAGGTGCTGCCTGTGCGGGAGCGCCAGAGTTGCCACCGCCGGTGTTGGCTTTGGCAGCGACACCCTTCAACTTGGCGTAGTCGGCGTGGTCAGGCTCGACCGCCACCTTGACCACATTGCGATCCGCGCCCTTGGCGTCCTTTTCGATATCAACGCGAACGATGAATTCGATGCCATCCAGTTCGTGAAAACCCTGGATGCGGCGCGCGGCGGCGGCCTGCGGTGTGTTGTCCTGCGGATGGATATTGCGGGCACTGTTGAGGGCAGCGCGGATGAAGCTGCGTCCCATCTGGCCCCAGGTCGGCCCCTTCTTGGACAGCAGGCCGATGTTGCTCCACATCTTGCGTTTGATATGCTCACCGTCGGTGACCACAAATTCGGCAGAGAGATAGATCGAACCGGTGTCGAAGGATTCGGTGGCGTAGCCGCCGCCCCAGCCTTGTTCGGGATCGTCGTAACCACCGGGTTTGATGGTCATGCGCACCGGCACGACGGTGCCCTTTGGGATCAGGTCGAAACCGGACTGCTGCGAGTCGGCGTCATTAAAGTCATTCCATGCATTGGCGGTCATTGCGATTACTCCTTGGATTCGGTATGGGTTTGGGCGGCGGTGCCGGATGTGGAAGCGCTGCTGGCGCACTTGGCGATCAGCGCGCCGAGATGCGGCGGCTCCAGCACGTCGAGGCGACCGCTGCGGTCTTTGGCGGGGAAGCCGTAGGGATTGACGGTGTGGGTGACGAAGGCGCGGTAAGAACTACCGTCCTCAGCCTTGAGCTCGGCCAGCGTCACGACCTCGTCGACGATCCCGGGCAGCTCAAGACTGGTCTTGCCGCCCTCGATCTGTGGCACGAACACCTTGCGATTGAAGTCATCCAAGCGTTCGTCGAGGATCGCCACAAAGATCACGTTCTTGCCCCGTGCGTGCTGCAGGTGGGTCAAGGCACCGATCATTTCCTGCCCGAGCAGTCCGTAGGCCGCGCGCAGATCAGGCTTGCCGGAACGGTCGCTGACCGCGCCCGGCTGGGCCTTGCACCATGCAAAGCACTGCCGCGACAACTGCGTGATCGAGTCCAGGAAGAAGGTCTGGTAACGATCCAGTTGCGTGGCATCGCCAAACTTCTCGATGACGTGGTCGTAATGCGCCTGCGAAAACGCGCTCTCGGCAGGCAAGGACTTGTCCGGGCCAGCGAGGAACACGAAGAAGTCGCGGCTCTCCGGCCAGGACGCCGGACGGATGGTGTCGCCCGGCCAATCCGCCACCGACAGATCGCCCGCCTCGATGTCGAGGAACAGCGTGGTGGCGGGGTCGAGGTCTTTGAGCCGGGTGGTTTTACCGATGCCGGATTTACCCAGCAGCAAGAGCTTGACGCCCTTGCGCTCGGCCATACGTTCCACGGCGGACACGATGGGGAGCTTTTTCATTGCGCATCCCCCTCGATGGTCAGCGTGAACGAGGGCTTGCCGGGTTCGACTGTGCGGGCGGCAGCGAACTGCTGCTGCAGCGCCGGAGGCCAGTTGGTGTAACGCGACTCGGATACGGCCAGTTTGACGTCGATGTAGACTTCGACCTTCTCGCCAGAAGACACGATGCGTTCGGCAATTTCGGCCAACTGCTTCTGGTTCCAGCTGACCTTCTTGGGCATCTCGAACTTGATGTGCAGCGGGCCGTCGCTGATGTGGGCGGTGCCAAAGTCGCGGCCGGAGTCGCGCAGTGTGGTGCGGCCCTGTTCGCCGAAGCGTTGATCCAACGCAGCATCGAGCTTGGTGCGCGTTTTCTTGGCCCAATCGATCAAGTGATCGAGGTTGGCGTCAGCTTCAACCAGCTGGGCGGGCGGCAGGCTGGCCAGTTGGCTCACCGACATTTCGGCGAGGTCAGCGGGGAATACGGTCAGATCGCTCATGGCCGCCCCCTTACTGGTATGCCCGAGCGAAGGTCGAGTAGCGCGAAACGCGCCGCTCGAAGGCTTCGACTTCGGAGATCAGGTAGGTGACACGGGCTCCCAGCTTGCAGAAGACTGGGCCCAAGGACTCTTGCCGCCAGCGGCGCAGAGTTTTGACGGAGAGCCCCCAGCGGGTGGCGAGCTCGTTTTCATCGATGGCGATGCGCGTGGCACCGTCTCGAATGTTCCGGCGGTGTGGCCGACCGGATTCAACTGATGGGACTTGGTTTTGCATTTCGATGTGCCTCCTTTATGAAATGGGCACATCGAACTATCCGGATTACTTTCTAGGCGGTCTCAAGGCCATTTCTAGGTCAAATCTAGGTCAGCACGTGGAAGCAAAACGGGCCACCCAGTGGGCAGCCCGTTTCTCTGTATCGATTCAAGAATATATTCAGACGAACAGCGTCCAGCCACGTGTTTTGTCTGGGGGATGCCCCAAATACGACTTCCACGTCTCGCCCTGGAATGCCTGCGCCGGATGGTTGTAGCTCATCCCTTCAAACAGCGCTTTGTTCTGCAAAACCGGGTTGTTCGCCTTATGAGCCTTGACGAGACGATCCATGATGGTGACTTGCTTGCCGAGCAGCGGCCACGGCGCTTTGCCCGGGATAATCAACGTCGCGCTCTCCTGATCGACGAGGTCATTGTGGACAATCAGGTCAACCGTCGTTGCCGCGAGCGCGCGTTGCTTACCATCGGACAAAGCCCGCATTAACCGATCTTTATCGATTGCAACCTCCCCGGCATCCGTCGCCAGTACATCGCCGAGCCAGACGACGACGTTTGCGCCAAGGTACTGTGGGCTAGACTCGGTCGCGGTCAGAACTATGCCGTAGCCGATTTGCCGCTCGCCTCGAAGGTATGCGTCTGCTTCAGCGACGGTGTCGAGCCGGTTCAAACGGCGAGCAAGAAACACGGCAACGTCCTCGTCGCCGACAACCAGCGTCCCCAATTTCGTGACTGAGGCGTCTGCCTTTATTCGCTGACCGATTTGCATCGCGCCGCGTAGACCTTTCACAACGCGCTCTGCGACCCAGCCTCTCATCACCTCAAAGCGCTCAAGTTCAACGGGGTCGATCTCAATGTTCTGATGGGTCACCGGATCGTCAGCCACGAGAGATGCACCTTTTGCGCGCACGGTGAGATGAATCGCTGTGCCGTCATCTCGAAGATGAGTGACGTCCATCGCCCGGCCCATTGGTTTCAGGAACCCTCCAGCGCGCAGCATTTCGATGTCCGCGCCCCATTGCTCAAGCGTGCTGCGCCGGACTTCACGATCCTCCGATTCATAGAGCTTGAGCATCGTGTCGAACAGGTTCGCCTCCTCAGTTGCACTAAGCGGAACAACGCGCTTCATGATTCCGTATCGCTCAAGCACACCGAAGCCGATCTCCCGTTCGTGTGGGTCGCGTCGGCTACCCAGATTGCAACGATTGGGCGTGCTGAGGGTAATTGGAAGATTGACCTCCTTGTTCTCTTTCATGAACCGCACGTTGATGACAACACGGCTGATCAGCGATGCGGTCTTGAAAATATTGTTGTCGCCGAGGGTATCTTTCGATGCCTCCTCAATATCGTCGTTCTTGTCGACCTTTAGCAATACGCGACGCTTGAAGTTCTGCGGTCGTGCCTCGGCTTCGAGTGCGCGGACATCGACCAAATCCAAGTCGGCGACCGGTTCTTGTGGTAACGAAAGTGAGCGATAGAAGCGCCGGAGGTTGTACTGCCGCATGGAAACAGGCCTTCCAGATAGATCGGTATCCACGCCGGTTTCCGCGAATGACGACGCTATCAGAAACCGGCTCGATTCCTGTTCTGAAAATACTTCCACCGATTTCTTGTCGGGCTGGAACAGCAATGTCGCCTCTACCGGCGGACGGTAGTAAATAGGAGCCGTCGAGAGATCGTCGCAAACCTGCTGGATGCTGTTCATTTCGCCCGCGTGGCGGATCAAGAACAGGTGAACCGTTGTCACGTCTCCGTTTGCTTGCTTCTGCTCGAATGGGAGGTGCTGAACAAGGCAGCGTCCCGTCGTCCCAAGTCGCTCCTGGAGTAATGTTTCCAGGCGAGTCCGTTTCTCGTCGGTCCATTCGAAGCTGCTGGCATCGTCGCAATCGAGGTCGAACGCCTCGTAAAGCTTTCCATAGTTTCGATGGTGTTCTGCGTAGAAATACGTCTCGGCGTCGTCGAAGAGATCTGGAGCGCGCAGGTATAAGACGGTGGCTCGGCCAAAGTGATCCTGCTGGGCTTCATACTCGGCGACAGTCGACTGCTGGTCGTCATCGTGCTGGTACAGGTTGTCGCGCACCGCCTGGATGGCCTCGATACCTTTACCTTCTGACAAGGTGATGATGCGGTGCGCATGCCCATCAAGTGGTGCCGATAGTCTGGCATCCAGACCGGCGCAAATCCCCAAAACGCCCAAGCGAAAATCCTTGTTGACGCCATTCAGAACGGGGGCATCCGGCCATTCGACGGATGCGAAGGCTTTGGCGTCGCCGCCGCCATGCTCCGCTAGAAGTTTGCGAATGGCCTCAACAGGAGCCAATTCGACAAATCGATGTAGGGACGGGATGTTCTTGTAGGTCTTGGTCATTTTTCTTGGCTCCACGAAATGCGTCCACCGCTGTTACGGGATGATGCCCATCCGAATCTTGGTTTTGATACTCGACAGCCAGTCCTCCCGGTACTGCAATGCGAGAGCATCAAGATTGGCGCGACCGACACCGGCTTTGCGAGCCAAATCCTCCAGCGACACCGCGCAGTCAAGCCAGCCGAGCCCATGTGAGGCGACGAGTGCCGCCTTGTCGGCGGTGGTAACGACGATGGTTGCCGATGGCAGCAGTTTGTTCGCGAGCAGCCAAGCGAGCAGATGCTTCTCGCCGTCGTCGAGCGTCGCGCAGGATGGATGGGTGAGCGCCAGCGAAGCAAGCTCCTTGCGCGTCACCGGATGGCGGCAGGCAAGACCACCGTGCAGGTCAGCCGGTGGAACGGATATGTGCCGAGGATCGCCGGGGTTTCCGGTCAGTGTTTCCTCGACGCATTTCTCGACGGTTTCGATAGCGAACTGGCTGCAGATCGCAGTCCAGCAGCCAGTTCGGAACGCTTCGAGGATGACATTGGTGTCAGCGAATACCCGGGTCTTTGGCATACGAACCGCGCCTCACAGCTCGAACGGTGCGGAGAGATCGTACTGGGCGAATAGCTCAGTTAAACCACCCAGACCAAGACCCATGGCTTTGGCTGCCTTGCGCGCCGACAGCCGCCCATGTTCCAGCGCCTCGTGCAGCATGCGCACGAAGGTGAGCGAAAACCGCTTGGGTGGGCCAGATACCGATGACCGCTGCTTCTCTTGGACGAGATGCCGACGCGTGTCATCATCGATCAACTTGAGGTTGAACAGTCGCCATGCAAGCGCCACCGGCGCAACGCG